AGATTTATTTGAAGCCGAATTTATTCGCGCGACATGGGATAAACCTGATTTAAGTGCAGATGAAATTAACTTATATGTAAATGTTTGTGTTGATTATATAAATTTAAAAAACATTTCTGCACATATGGAAAAATTAAATAGAATGTTTGATGAAGCTGATGAACAACAAGAGCTAACAGTAAGGCTTTCAGAACTTCTAAAAACAAAAAGTGAAGAATATAATCAATGTGAAAAACGTCAAGAATCATTAATCCAAAGGCTAGCTGGAGACAGAGCTAAAAGAATATCTCAAAGGCAAGATAGAAACGCATCCATACTTTCATTGGTGGAAAGTTTTCAAAACGAAGAAGAGAGAAAGTTGATGGTAAAAATGGCAGATATGCAAAAGAAAGCTATTAAAGAAGAAGCTGATCATCTTGAGTCTATGAATGAATGGAAGTCAAGGGTTCTGGGGATATCTAAAAATGATGTTATATGAAATTAGATTTGTATTGTTATAAAATAAATCGAGTCATTAAAGTTGTAGATGGAGACACAATTGACTTGGAGGTAGACTTAGGTTTCGATGTGTCAATCAAACAAAGAGTAAGATTGTATGCTATTAATGCTCCAGAATCCCGCACAAAAAATAAAGAAGAAAAGAAAAGGGGGTTAGCAGCAAAAGCTAGATTGCAAGAATTATGTAAAGAAGGTCAGCTTACCCTAAAATCTTATGGAAAAGGTAAGTACGGTAGGATATTAGGAGATATATATACAAATGGATCGAATATAAACAACATATTATTATCTGAAGGTCATGCAGTGCAATACTATGGAGGCAAAAGATAGCCATCAATGCCAAGTGTGTCAAGAAGATTTTGACACAGAAAAAGGGCTACACATTCATTTAAAAAAACATCAAATGGATTTGGCCACATATTACACTACATACTACCCCAGAACCAATTTGCTAACAGGAGATCCATTGCCATTTAAAAACAAAGAGGATTATTTTAATAGAGACTTTTCCACAAGAAGGCAACTTATAAAATGGTGCATGAGTCAAGATAAAGAAGTCACACGAGAATATGCCCTGCAAAAATTAAAAGAAAGAATTGATAACAAAAAATTACTTTATGCCCCCAACCATTTAGAATTAAAAATTGCCCAACTACCAGATATAGATGTTTATAAATATGCATTTGGATCTTATGGAGCGGTTTGTAAAGAGCTTCAAGTTAAACCTTTACATGGCAGTAGAATAGACCCAAGGTTTTTTGAGTCGGATGAAAATTTTGAAGACTTGAAAATATTTATAGATACAAGAGAACAAAAACCATTAACATTTAAAGTCTCAGAAGATTTAAAGTTAGATTTTGGTGATTATACTGTTGGTGGAGAAAATTACAATTATACTTATGTTGATCGAAAATCAGATTCCGACTTCAAGGGAACACTGTCTGGTGGTCTAGCTAGATTCAGGAGAGAGCTTCAGAGAGTTAAGGACTTTGACTCATATTTATTTATAGTTGTAGAAAGCGATTTAAATAGATTATATAAAAATAATATGTATGGTGCGCATAAATCAAACTTAAAATTTATATATCATAACATGCGTTTAATTAGTCATGAATTTGCTGGACATTGCCAGTTTGTGTTCACTGGAACACGTGCAAACTCCCAATCCGTTATTCCCAAAATATTGACTTTGGGTAAAAAGTTGTGGGATGTAGATTTACAATATTACATAGATAAAAATGGCTTGGGTTGAGGGTAATCAAAATCGTCGACCTAAGGTTGATGTTAATCAAGAAATTTTAAATCTTGAGGGTTTTCTGGACGAAAAAACAGCTAAAGAAAATTTATATAAATTTTTAAAAGATAACATTACATTTACAACAAATTTATTAGCTGGCGTAGACTTATTCCCTTTTCAACATATGGCTATTAAGGCTATGTTTGAAACCGATTATTTTATGGGGGTGTGGAGTCGTGGTATGAGTAAATCATTTACTACTGGTGTGTATGCATTCTTAGATGCTATAATACATCAAGGTGTTGAGATTGGTATACTCGCAGCATCATTTAGGCAGTCAAAACAAATATTTAAAAAGATTGAAGATATAGCCAACAAACCAGAAGCAGGAATGTTAGCTGGATGCATTACTAAAAAATCAAAAAGCAATGATGAATGGCTGATGGAAATTGGTAGAAGTAGGATAAGAGCTTTACCTCTAGGTGACGGCTCTAAGCTTCGTGGTTTTCGTTTCCATAGAATTATTATTGACGAGTTTTTGTTGATGCCTGAAAGCATTTATAATGAAGTTATAGTACCATTCCTTTCGGTTGTAGAAAACCCAACACAAAGAGAAGATTTGTATAACTTAGAAACAAAACTTATAGAACAAGGCAAAATGACTGAAGAAGAGAGGTATGTTTGGCCGAACAATAAATTAATTATGCTATCTTCAGCTAGTTACAAGTTTGAATATATGTATAAGTTGTATACTCAATTTGAAGGTTTAATAAATAACCAAACAGACAAGGCTACACGTGCAATTATGCAATTTTCATATGACTGTGCCCCAAAACAGTTATACGATCAAAACCTTATTACTCAAGCTAAAGCCACAATGAGCCAATCTCAGTTTGAGCGTGAGTTTGGAGCTTTATTTACAGATGATAGTTCTGGATACTTTAAAACTTCAAGAATGGCAGCTTGTACAGTAGCAGACGGAGAAGATCCACATGTAGAAATTAAAGGTCAAGCTGAAGATGAATATATATTAGCCTTTGACCCATCTTGGTCTGAAAGTGAAAGCAGTGATGACTTTGCGATGCAAGTCTTAAAATACCATAAGGATAAAGGAACATCAACTCTTGTTCATTCTTATGCTATGTCGGGCACACCCCTCAGAGATCACATATTTTATTTCTATTATCTCATTAAAAATTTTAATATTATAGCTATAGTGGGAGACTATAATGGTGGAGTGCAATTCATTAATGCTGTAAATGAAAGTGAATTATTTAAATCAAATAACATTAAAATTAAAACTATTGATGGTGATTTTGATAAAATGGATAGCTATAAAGATGAATTAAGAACTGCAAAGATACAATACAATAAAAAAGATTATAGATATTTAATATTAAGAAAACCTACTTCAGATTGGATTCGTAGAGCTAATGAGTTATTGCAAGCTAATTTCGACCACAAGAGAATTTGGTTTGGTTCAAGAGCCATAGATGAATCATACAATAAACAAAGAGCAAAAAAAATCCCAATTGAGAAACTAAAATTCTTAAGATTGTCTGATGAAGAACAAAAACAAAGTGGTCAAGCGAAAATGATAGACTTTATAGAACATCAGTATGATATGATGAACATGACTAAAAACCAATGTGCATTAATACAAATAACGACTTCACCCCAAGGAACACAAACATTTGGACTGCCCATAGAGTTGCGTAGGCAGAGCGGTCCAGACAAGGCCAGAAAGGACTCTTACTCAGCTTTAGTGCTTGGAAGCTGGATGGTAAAAATCTTATATGATATGAATAACACTAAGGCTCAAGAGGTTAATTCTACCTTCACTCCAATGTTTCTATAAGTTAACTTTTAACTTTTATAGACTTTTATCGAGACTTTGTGTATTATATTAAGTGAAAGAAAAAAGAAAATATACAAAAAGATCCGAATACTGGAATCAATTTACTAAACACGACAAACCTATTGAGGATCTACTGAAGCTTCAACAAAATATAGAAACTCTACCAGAAACGGCTGGAGAAAGTTTTTATGTGCAAAGTTCAATGGCTAATCAAAACAGACGCTCCTCATATAGTGGCAATACTGCAGGCAGGAGAAATTCTGCAGCCAACACACAAAAAGCCAACAAATACTCTAACATTAGGGAGGGTTTATTACCTTATAATTATGGTGCAGATGGTATAGATGTAAGAGAAACTATAGAGCTATGCCAAAAAGCTTATGCTAACATTTCTATTTTTCGCAATGCCATTGATATTATGGCCGAGTTCTCTAATTCGCCTATTTATCTAGAAGGCGAAAACGAGAGATCAAAAAAATTCATAGAAGGCTGGTTAAAGAAGATAGGTATATGGAAAGTTAAAGATCAATACTTTAGAGAGTATTATAGGTCGGGAAATGTATTTTTATATAGAGTTGATGGCAAATTCAGCAATGAAGATTTATTAAAAATTAATTATGTTTATGCTTCCGCTCAAACATTAAAGCCAGGAGAAATACCTGTTAGATATATTCTATTAAATCCTTACGATGTTGTTGCGGATAAAGCTACAGCTTTCCAAAGTGGAGTTTATAAAAAGATTTTGTCTGATTACGAACTAGAGAAACTTCGCGAACCAAAGACAGAAGAAGATAGAAAAGTTTTTGAATCTTTAACTGAGGAAACAAAAAAGCAGATTAAAGAAGGAGCATTTCCTCGAGATGGATTGAAAATTGAACTTGATCCAGAAAAATTAATTTATTCATTTTACAAAAAACAAGATTATGAACCTTTTGCTATACCTTTTGGCTTTCCTGTTTTGGATGACATTAACTGGAAGCTAGAGTTAAAGAAAATTGATCAATCTATATGTAGAACAGTAGAGAATGTAATACTTTTAATCACCATGGGTAACGAGCCAGATAAAGGTGGAGTTAACCCAAATAATTTAAAAGCAATGCAAGAGCTATTCAAGAATGAGAGTGTTGGTCGCGCATTAATTGCAGACTATACCACTAAAGCTCAATTTGTTATACCTGATTTAAATAAAGTATTAGGTGCTGAAAAATATAAAATAGTAAACGAGGATATAAAAGAAGGGCTACAAAATGTAATTGTTGGTAGTGAAAAATTTTCAAACACACAAGTCAAGGCTGAGATATTTTTAGAAAGGTTAAAAGAATCTCGTAATTCGTTTCTAAATGATTTTCTTCAACCACAAATTAAAGAAGTTTGCAAGAATATGGGATTAAAGTCTTATCCTACTGCAAAGTTTGAAGAAATTGATATTAAAGATGAGGTTCAATTTCAAAGAGTTATTACTAGATTATTGGAAATTGGAATACTTACTCCAGAGCAAGGTATTAAATCCATGCAAACTGGACTGTACCCAAATCCAGTCGAACTATCTCAAGTTCAAGAGCAGTATATCGAGCAACGCGAAAAAGGTTATTATAATCCATTAGTGGGCGGTATACCTATGATTGAGAGCGTTCAGTCTGAAAAAGATCGTGAAATTTCTGAGGAGCAATTAGAAATCCAGCGAGAAGGCATCCAGAACCAAAAGGATGTTGTGCAACAAAAAAGCAAAGAAACCCAAAACCAAACACAAAAATCTCCTGGTAGACCTAATGGTACAAATCAAGTTCCACTGCAAGCAGCGGAAACGTATGGCAAGAAAGGTGTTCAGCAAACTATATATGATATTGAAGATTTACAATCTTATGCTATCGCCAATTTCCAAAAACATAAAAACATATCACAATTAAATGACCAACATAAAGATTTGATTGTTAAACTATGTGAATCAGTTGTTTGTGCCAAAGAAAAAAACCAATGGAAAAGAACACTTTTGTCATGTGTTAAAGATATTAATAAGATTGAAAAACTTGATGTAATTCCTGAAATTTTAAACATATCAGCAAAACACGAATTAACAGATTATCCTTCTGCTATACTGTATCATAGTAAAAATTATAAAAAATAGTGTACTTATAATACATGAGTCAAAAATTTAAATATACTACAAACTTTTCGAATGTAATTTTAGCTTCTGGGGATATTGACTCACCAGACTTAAATATTAGCCGTGCTTCATTGGATTCATTAAAGGGCATCATTCCCAGTGATGTTGATTTAGAAAAGAATATGGATTTACTTGCAGTTGCATATAATGCAGCAGTTGTTAACTCATTCAATAAAAATGGAGATGGCATAGACTCAAAATCAGCTGTTAGGATATTAGACCAATTTAAACATAAACCCACAAACATAGAACATCAAAAACAAAAAGTTGTTGGGCATATAGTTTCTGCCAGTTTTTCTAGTTTCATGGATAATGAATTATTATCTCCTGAAGAAGTGGCAGAATTAAACGAACCATTCAATATTGCATTAGCATCTTTAATATATAAAACCGTTAATCCTCAATTTGCAAATTTGGTTGAGCAATCTGTTGACCCAGAAAGCGAATACTATCATCAAGTATCAGCTAGTTGGGAGATTGGTTTTAATGATTTTGTTTTAGCTGTTGGCAGTAATGATCTACGTGATGCTGAAATTATTGATGATGAAAACATGATTGAAGAACTTAAGGGTAATTTAAAAGCTCTTGGTGGAGAAGGCAAAATGAAAGACGGATCCCCAGTTCACCGATTAATAGTAGGAGACATATTCCCGCTAGGCATTGGTTTTACTTCAAATCCAGCAGCAAATGTTAAGGGTGTTACCAGTAATTCAAAGGCAACAAAAACACCAACTGAACAAAAAAACGAAAAAAATATTTCACAAAACATCAATTCTGATGTAAATAACAAAAAAAGTATTATTATGGACAATAACGAAATTTTAAATAATCTAGTGTCAGCTTTAGAGGAAAAAGTTTCTGAAAAGAAGTTTTCTGAAGAAGCGGTGGCTACTGTATCTAAAATTATTAACGACGCTATTCTTGAGCGCAACGAATCTTTCGTTCAAGAAAAAGAGCAACTCGAAACCGAAAAAGCTGAATTGGCTAAAGCTGCAGAAGAAAATGCAGAAGCAGTCAAAAAGCTTCAAGAGGAATTGTCAGCTGCTACTGAGCGCGTTAGTCAATTAGAGCAAGAGCACAAACAACAAGAGGCCGTTGCTCGTTTTGATGCGAGAATGTCCGTAATCGAAGATGCTTATGAGCTTGATGAAGATAGTCGCAAGGTTGTCGCTCATGAGATTAAAGATCTTGATGAATCTGAAGAAGCTTTTGCAGCTTTCCAAGAAAAACTTCAAGTTGTACTCAAGCATCAAAATAAAGAATTTATCGCTAAGCAAGAAGAAGAATTCAATGCTAAGTTGGCAGAAGCTGTTGAGAAACGTCTCGCAGAATTACAAAACTCAGATTCATCTGAAGAAGAAGTTGTTGAAGAAGCAATGGACAAAGTTGAAGTTGAAGAAGAAGTTGTGGCCAATAATAATGCTGAATCTTCTGAAGAAGAACTTTCCCTGAAACAAAAATTTGAAAAAGCTTTCTCGGAAGACAATTTAACCATAAACTACTAAAATAAAGGAATAAAAAAAAATGGCTATTAGACTATTACCGTTTCGTGATTACGATGAACATGATGTCGTAAATCTATTCAAAAGTGCTGGAAATCTCTCCGATTTTATCGATCTGTCTACAGACGGCAAGCGTTCTACCCCTGAGGGTGATGCTGGAGTATTCGTGAAAGTGTCCAATGGAACACTTAATACTAGCGCAAACGATTGGGATCCAATTGATATTGATGCACAAACTGGAGCAAATTCTCTGCTTGGGAAAACTGATTACCCAAATGTTGCAAAGAACTTCTATCCAGAAGCTACATTAAGTTTTACCCCTATCGCAGCTCCCACTGATTCTTGTATTGGAATTACACTTCGTCAAACTGTTGCTCGCGACGAGCTTGGCGAAAACCTTCTTTACAATCCAATCAAAAAGGATGAGCTTTTTGGAGTTCTTCCTGGTGAGGTTGTACCTGTTCTTTCTAAAGGTATGATTTCGATTACTGCTGATGCTTTTGAAGGTGGTACAGTTGGTTCGGCTGGACAAGTTCTTATTGGAGCAGCTAACGGTCAAGTTGCTGCTGTAGATCGTATTGCAGTTGTAGACCCAACTCATCAAATTATCGGAACAATCCTTGCAGTAGGTCATCGTGATGACGAAGCTGGAGCTCTTGGCGGAACCAACGTATTTGGTAATGCAGGCTTAATGAATGGTGGTTACGCTATCGTAAAAATCGATTGTGCATAATCTTTAATAAAGAAAGGTAAAATTTAAAATGAAAATTACATTAAAAAGAACACCAGAACAAATCGAACTTGTTAAAGCAATGGCTTCGAAGAATCGTGACGTTGCTTATGAAGCTCAAGTAGCATTGGCTGAGTTTATCGGGCCAGTACTTGCAAAAGTGATCAATCAAGCTCCTACTCTTAGTAACTTGTTTAGCAACTTTGCATTTAGCGCTGATGAAAGCCCCAGTATCCCTATGGATCTTTACTATGACATCACAGACGAAGATTATGTCACCGTTTGGAGTCAAGCAGTACCTGGTGGTTTGCCAACCAACACAGTAACACCTATCGGTGGTGAAATGAAATTCACAACCTATCGTCTTGATAGTGCTGTTGATTTCGACAAGCGTTA